GGGTTTGGAACGGAACATTCAAGATTGCCCGGACCGATAACCCTGCCTGGTGCTTTTTTGACCTGGTCACCAGTACCCGCTATGGACTGGGTGGGTATATCCCCGAGGCCCAGGTCGACAAGTGGGCGCTCTACCGAGTAGCCCAGTATTGCGATCAACTGGTGCCCAATGGCCTGGGCGGATTTGAGCCTCGCTTTACCTGCAACTTGTATCTCCAGACTCGGGAGCAAGCCTACAAGGTCGTGCAGGACATGGCCTCGATCTTTAGGGGAATGGTGTACTGGTCTGGCGGAGCCATCACGGTGACGCAAGATGCCCCCGCTGATCCGGTCTATCAGTTCGCACCCAGCAACGTGGTTGAAGGCGAGTTTGCTTACCAAGGATCTTCTGCCAAAGCGCGCCACACCGTGGCCTTGGTCACCTGGAATGATCCGGAAGACTTTTACCGCCAGAAGGTGGAGTACGTTGAGGACGCGGCCGGCATCGCCCGCTACGGCATCGTGCAAAGCGAGGTGGTGGCGCTTGGCTGCACCTCCAGGGGACAGGCGCACCGCGTGGGCAAATGGCTCTTGTACTCCGAGCAGTCGGAATCCGAGATCGTCACCTTCCGCACGGGACTGGAGGGCGCTGTGGTACGCCCAGGCGATGTCATCAAAGTGGCTGACCCAGTCCGAGGTGGTATGCGGCTTGGGGGGCGGGTCGCCGCTGCATCTGCCAGCACGGTCACCTTGGATCAAGACCTTCCGGCGGATCTTCCCTGGCGTTTGTCTGTGATCTTGCCTACGGGTGCGATTGAAGAGCGCCTGGTAGGGCCGATTTCGGGACGGACCTTGACGGTGACCATCCCCTTTAGCGCGTCACCTCAGCCAGGTGCCATTTGGGTGCTGTCATCCTCGATCATTGAGCCGCAGCTCTTTCGGGTGGTTGCGGTTGCCGAGCGTGATCCCGGTGTGCATGAGGTCACCGCGCTGGCGCATAACCCAAGCAAATTCGATGCAATCGAAAAAGGGCTGGCGTTACAACCTCGCTCGATCACGGTGCTCTCGGATATGCCGCCGGCACCGACCGGCCTTAGCGTCCAGGAGAGCCTTTATCGGGTGAAAGATCAGGCGCAAGTTCTGGTGCAGGTTTCATGGAATGAGGTGCAGACCGCAGTCGCTTACCGGTTGTCCTACCGGGTGGCCGGCGGCAACTTTGTCAGTCTGCCGCTCACCAGCGCCAATTACGTTGAAATCCGCGATGCGCAGGAGGGGGCTTATGAATTCAGCCTTCGTGCCATCGGCATCACCCGCAAGGAGAGCGTGCCTGCAACTTACAGCGCCACGGTGCTGGGCAAGACGCTGCCGCCTTCGGATGTCACGGGCTTCCTGGTTCAGCGCCGGGTCTCCGATCTGCTGATTACCTGGGATGAAGTCCAAGATGCTGACCTCGCGGGCTACGAGGTCCGTGTGGGTTCTGGCTGGGACAACGGCCAGCTTGTCGCTAAAACCGCTGGCACGCAGATGGTCCATGACCAAAGCGCCGCCGGGCTGTACCCGTATCACATCCGAGCCTACGACACCTCAGGAAGCTACAGCGCCCATGTGACGACCTTTATCCTGAGCCTGCAGGCGCCTTCGACGGTTCGTCAGTTCGATGTGGTGCAGTCGGCAAACCGGCTGGAGTTTCGTTGGCTGCCTAATCCTGAGCCTGAAGTCGTCGGGTACGAACTCCGTGAAGGCGCGGCCTGGGATGCGTCTCTCTTTGTCGCCGAGGTCAAGTCCACGAGCTACACGTTGCCATCTGGGTTTGATGGCGAGCGTAAGTTCTGGATCAAGGCGATCGCATCGCCCGGCATCTACGGCGAAACCCCAACCTTTGTGTCGACCGTGGTTGCCCAACCGCAAAACGCCAACCTGATTCTTGAGCGGGATGAGCAGGCGCTCGGCTTTCCGGGTACCAAGCACTTTGCCTCGGTTGTATCGGTCAACGGTCACAACGTTTTGCGCATGAGCACGGGTGCGCAGATAGCCGAGTACTTGTTTGAGATCGATCTTGTCTCGCCTGTTCGGGCTCAGAACACCCTGCTCAACCGTCTCGGGGCCTCGGTAGATGACCGAACCACTTGGCTAGAGGCCAATTTCCCTTGGAGCAGTGATGCGGCCAGGCGCCAGTGGGCCTACGACGGTGCAATCGCCAACGTGGATGCGCGGTTCCAGATTGCTCGGGAGGATGCGCTGCAAGCCGGTGAAATCTACGGTTGGCGTCTTAACGGTTCAACAACCGGACTGGGTAGTCCGGTCTCCAGCCAGGCGGCAGGCGTGGCCTATGCAGCCGGCCGATATGGAGACGGACTCCTCGTCAAGGACATCACCCGTGTGGCCTGGACGGTGAGCATTCCATCGGTGTTCCATACCTCCTTTTGGTTCATCCCTGCTGAGGTCACAACTTGCGTGATCTGGGTTGCAACCGGACCCACAGGGATGCTTTTGGTGGGCTATGACGCGGCCACATCGGTCTTTTTCTTGGAAGACCAACTGTCCCGGCAAGTGACTGTCCCGTTCGCCGTGTCGATGACCGATCGCACTTGCATTGGTGTCTGCCAGACCGCCTCGGAGCGGCGGCTTTTCGTTGGCCGCATGGGCGGCGATGTCGAGTCAGCAAGCGCAGCCTTAGCGCCGATCGGGGCGTTTACCGGTTTGCGCTTGTACTAGATCCCAGTTTTCCAAATTATCCCCAACCGTGGCGCTGGTCTCGAAAGAGTCAGCGCCACTTTCTTTTAGCGAGGACTTTTCATGATCGACGAATCCATGCAGCTTCACGGCGCAATGACACTCATCCTTCGCCGCGCAAGCGGTGAAGTCGAGACGGTCCACAAGGACAACATCATCGTCAACGTTGGCTTTGATTTCATTGCCGATGCAATTGGCAAAGCCGCCAGCCGCCCCGCGACGATGGGGTTTATCGCGCTTGGCACAGGTACCACGGCGGCAGCAGCGACCCAGTCAGCACTGGTGACGGAAATTGACCGCAATGCGGCCACCTATGCGCACACCGCAGGCACAAAGACTTTCACATTCACAGCGGATTTCCTCGCTGGCGACAGCACCGGTGCCTTGACTGAGGCTGGCGTCTTCAATGCTGCGACCGGGGGAATCATGCTCGATCGTGTGGTGTTCCCCGTGGTCAACAAGGGTGCGGATGACAGCCTGACTGCGGTCTTCACATTCACGATGAGCTGATTGTCATGCCCGATACGGTGACGGTCAGCGAGACCCAGGGCGCAAGGTACACCTGGGCTTCTGCTGGCTTTACATGGTCGAGCGCGAGCGCAGGGAAGAACTGGACCACAGCCTATCCCGCCGTCTACAACGTGGCGGTGGCCGTCAGCTTGGCTCTGGTCGAGGCGAAGGGATGGCAATGGACGAAGCGTTCCAGCGAGGGACTTGGCTTTGTAGAGACCTTGGCCAAGCAATTGACCCTGCGTGAATCAGAAGCTATCGGGTTTGGAGAAACCTACTCAGACCTGATCGCTTTTGTCCTTCGTTGGGTCGAAACAATGTCGTTCAGCGAGGTCCCCGGAAAAGCCACCCGCAAGGAATTTAAGGAGGCCTTCCAAGCATCCGACTACCTCACAAGGGTGCTGACAAAAAGCTCTGTGGAGAACTTAGTCTGGTCTGACGGATTGCGTCAGACCAGCATCAAGCGCCTGGCCGAATCCCTGCCTTTTTTGGAGTCGCCACAACGAGGTGTCACCAAGAACGCCTTTGAAGCCTTTGGGCTAAGTGATGACTTGGATCGCCTGATCACCAAGCGCATCGCTGAAGCGGTGGCGTTTGCAGAGACCTATACCGACCTGATTGCCTTCATCTTGCGCATCAGCGAAGGTTTGAGTGTCAGTGATCTGGGCGCCAAGCAGGTCCGAAAACCTTTTGCGGAAGCTTTCAGCAGCACAGATAAGGTAGCGCGTCAGTCGATTAAGCGAGTCGCAGAGGCCGTCGCTTGGGGTGAAGCGCTGGGGCGCACGGTGGCGTATCGCAGAAACCTGTCGGAGGGTTTCTCGGTTTCGGATGCGCTTCGAAAGGCGATGCGCCTGACCGCCCGGGAAGCTTTGGCGTTGGCCGAGCAGTACCGCAGGCATGCAAACGGGGTGATCAGCGACATGATCGTCGGCACCACCGAGATTACCGAGCAAGACTTTGCTGCGATCGTCGAAGCAGGTCATCCGCCAGGCTACACCGACTTTCGGGATTTCATCCAGGGTGACTACACCTACCGGCGTGCGCTTTTCAGAGCCATCTTGAATTCGCGCAATTCCGACCGCGGCTACATCGATGGTCTACGCGTGACTGTGGATGTGCCTGACATCTTTGATCGAGGAACTGTGCAGATCACGGACGCAGCAGCAGGCGCGGTGATCTCCTTCTCGCGCAGCTTTCGGGTCGCACCAGAGGTGACCATGACCCACAAGGGAGGCACAGCTGTGGCCATCCCACGTCTGCTCGGCGCAGTCACAACGACAGGCTTCACAGCCGTCCTCGAAAACAGTTCCGGCACCCGCGTGACCGGCTCCTTCACCTGGATTGCACAGGGGTACTAGATGCAAAACTTCACCGACATACCGTCGTCCAGAACACTTTCCGATTCTCTCATTGAGATTCTGAACAACGACAAGACAGGAATTTCCTGCAACAGCGGAACAACCTTCCCGACGACCAACCTCCAGATCGGGATGCTCTGCTTCCGAACAGACCAATTGAAGCTGTACCAGCTGATCGGAACCAACCCCGACAACTGGCGATTCATCATGGACTTGTCCAGTGGTATCGATGCGCAGTTCGCGGCCAAGCTCAACGCTTCTTCCTACACCGCGGCCGATGTACTCGCAAAGCTTCTGACCGTTGATGGCGCAGGGACGGGGTTGGATGCCGACCTGCTCGACGGCCAGCATGCGAGTGCTTTTGCCTCAAGCACGCACAACCACAACGCTACGTATCTCGGTATTACTGCCAAAGCCGCTGACGCCGACAAGCTCGATGGATATG